AAGAACCCGCGTACTTTGGTTCAACTCGTGGTGGACTATTTCGATAACTATCGTCAGGACTCCGCGAAAACCATCATCTTAGAAAATGGTCGGCCCGCCGTCGAACTCTCATTCCGCTTCGCTCTGGACTTTGGCCCAACCGGGCATCCCGAGACCCAATACATGCTCTGTGGCCATCTCGATCGGGTCGTCACCATCAACGACAATGTCTTCGTCATCGACCATAAATCCACCACTACCACCCTCGGCGATTATTGGTTCAACCAATTCAACCCCTCCAACCAAATGACCCTCTATACCTTCGCCGGGAAGGTTGTGATGGATATGGAAGTGAAAGGCATTGTCATAGAAGGGGCTCAGATAGGCCTTGAGCAATTCACCACTCGCTTCGCTCGGGGGTTTACCTATCGCTCCGACGATCTTATTGATGAATGGCTTAATGATCTTGAGTACCACCTGAACGCGGCTGAGGCTTTCGCGGAAGCGGGGCATTGGCCTATGAATGATATGTCCTGTGACAAATACGGAGGGTGCCGCTTCCGCGATGTGTGTTCGAAGAACCCTTCCGTCCGAGAGCATTATCTAAAGAGTGACTTCATCCAACTACCCCCTGAAGATCGCTGGAATCCGCTTAAGAGCCGTTAGGAGCTAAAATGAGGCCTTCAATTGAACGTATCCAAGAACTATTCGACTATGATCCAGAAGTAGGATTGATAACAAGAAAGATATCATATGGTAGAGCCATAGCAGGTCAGTGTTTTGTAAGCCCAGATATCATATCGGTAGAAGGTATTCCAACTGCTTTCGCTGAACTAGCATGGGCCTTACATAACGGCATATGGTCTCCAGAAGGTTATTGGGTTGATCATAAGGATCGTATCAGAGCCAATGGACGAATAGCTAACCTGCGCCTTGCTACACCAACTCAGAACCAACAGAATAAGGCTGGATTTGGGGTTTACGCTAAAGGAGTTACTTGTCGTTTTGATGGATCACGTGCAAATCCATTCCAAGCTCGTATTCGTGTAAATGGAAAGCGAATACTTCTTGGATCCTTCGAGATCGAAGAGGAAGCTGCTGAAGCATACCGTCAAGCATCATTGAAATTCCATAAGGAGTTCTCCTGTGTCTGAATCCCCTAAAGAGCCGCTGATCTTTCATGTACTAAAGAACGAAGAACTCTGCACTGATGGCAAACCTCATGATTGGGCAGACTGGGTTGAACTGGGGGGTGGTGGCGGTACCACCGTCTGTAGCCGGTGTGGTCTAGATGAAATGACCCATTCACTAAGGTACGGGCCATGAATGAAAAGCGAATGAGGGCAATCCTGCCCCTTCTCAAAGCCCGTATCACCGATCGAGGTCCGGATCACTTCACCCTCAGCTTCGGTTCTGAGTACGGAAGCCCCACAACCATCCGCATCACATGCCGGGCCAGTATGTATGACCTTCATGATGGGGACCTGCTAACCCTTTACACGGAGGTGCTCCTTGCCCAGCCCACTCGATGACTTCAAAATCGAACCTGTGAATATGGCTCAAACTATGTCCATAGCCGCAAGCATGGTTGGTGCCACGCTTAATCTATTCATTAGGGAAAATGAACCAGAGGAACAAAAGGTTGGTATCAGCTATGCCGCTATCGCAGTCTTCCTTCACAGCTTCTGCATGGCAGCAAAGCACAAGGACAAGATGATTGCGATCTTGAAGATTATCATCACAGCCTTGGAGGAAGCCAGCGATGCCAAGTCTAGCTGAACATCAATCCAATCTCTTCACCAAAGTCCTGTTTCTTGGTGACTCCAAGAGCGGCAAGACCACAGCGCTTTGGTCTCTTGTAAAGGTCGGATACAAGCTCCGCATTCTCGATTTCGACAACCTTCTCGACTCCCTTAAGGAGAAGCTTCTGGCCGAATGCCCACATCTCTTGGGCAACGTGGAATTCCGTACTCTCCGTGATAAGTACAAAATGGGCCCTAACGGAGTGGTGATCGACGGTGCCCCTAAGGCCGCTATGAACGCCATGAAGATGCTCAACCAGTGGAAGTACGACGAAGTCGATCTTGGGGACCCAGCGGAGTGGGGGGAGGATTGTATCCTCGTCATCGATTCGCTCTCCCGATTCTGCGATGTGGTCTACGACCATCATGTATTCCTCGCAGGTCCAAAGGCCGACGGCCGTGCTGTTTACAAGAACGCCCAAGATGCCGTGGGGATGATCCTTGCAGATCTGACCTCGGATACCTTCCAGACCAATCTCATCGTCATCTGCCACGGCCAGTTCATGGACCAGGCGGATGGGACCTCCAAGATCTTCCCTCAGGGAGTAGGCCAAAAGCTCTCCCCAAAGATCCCACAATACTTCCCAGTTTATATCAGGCTGAAGAACCTCGCAGGCAAGCGAACCCTTCAACTTGAAAGCGATGTGATGATAGATCTCGCAATGCCATCAAAGATGCAGAGCAAGTCCCTCCTCGCCGACGATGGCCTCGCGGTGATCTTCGAAACCTTACGGGGCAAGCCCCCTATAGCTACACCAGAGCCAAAGACCGCCGCTCTGGTGTCCCCAAGACCCAAGGCGGTTACGATGCAAAGGAGAGTTTAGTGGAACCTGAAATGACGCTTGATGAGGCCGAGGCTATCGTTGAAACCAAGACCGCGCCAAAGGTGACTGAGGAATCGATCAAGGCACGGATCAAGGACGTGGCTTACATCGGTCATGGCCAACTGACAATCTGCATCATTACCATGAAGAATGGCTTCATGGTAAATGGTGTTTCGGCGCCTGCCAGTCCCGAGAACTATGATATGGAAGTGGGTCGGCGCTACGCCTATAACAATGCCTTCAAGCAGCTTTGGCAACTTGAGGGCTACCTGCTTCGAGAGCATCTGAGCGTTACCGAAGCAGAAGACCGGGGTGGTTGATGGACCCAACCCTTCAAATCAAAAACCTATCCATCGCCCTTGAGGCGTTGTCACATCTTTCAGGCACGGATGTTTACCGCGGCGAAGTCGAAGTGCTTCTTGTGTACGCTATCAACGAAGCAAAGAAGGAGATCCAATGGCCCCGCAAGGCTCCGGCCAAGCCCATCATTAACGAAGATGACATCCCCTTATAACCCTTATGAAAGCATGACCAAATGACGAACACAAATTTCCAAGACATTCTGAACCGTCCTTCTGAAGAAATCAAACCAATGCCGACCCTGCCTTTGGGATCCTATCACACCGTCGTGATAGGACTTCCAGAACAGGGGCAATCTTCGAAGAAGAAGACCGACTTTCTGAAATTCACCCATAAGATCGTCGCCCCTCTGGACGATGTGGATCCCGATGCCATCACCGAGTTCGAGGCCGCGGGTGAAACCATCGCCGGTCAGGAAATCGAAAACATCTTCTACATCATCCCCAAAACGGCGAACATGCTGAAGGAGTTTATCATCAATTGCGGAGTGGATCTGACCGGCAAGACCATGGCCGAAGGGTTGGATGAAGTCCCCAATTCCGAGGTCATCATCAACATCAAACACGAACAGTCTGACGATGGCACCCGGACCTTTTCGAAGGTCGGCCGAACCGCCCGGGTCGACTAACCCCTCCCCCAACGTGTGACGCCAACTTCGCACGTTGGGGCCTCCCGCCCGGTACTCCAGTCCCGGGCCAACTGGAAGGGAGGGCGCAAATGCCTCCCTTCCCCTTTCTGAAGGAGCCCCCGAGATGACAAAACCCTTCCAACTCACCGACGACATGCAACAGGAGTTAACAGATGGGATCAAAGCCCTTGCAGACGCGGATACACATGACCCCACTGGACCGGGCGCTTTGCCGCCGAGCCTACGTCGAAGGACGATCGATCGAATACCTGTCTCGGGCTATGCACCGGGATCACTCAACGATAAAAAGATGTCTAACGCGGAAGCCCTCAGTTCTGAGGCCCCAGCCCTCCCGGAAGACCCAATCAATCCCTCCCATTACCGACGACATCCGTCAGGGGTTGAATGCATTGAGATCACTAGGCATCTCAACTTCAACATAGGGAATGCCATCAAGTACATCTGGCGGTATCAGGACAAAGGGGATCCTATTGAGAACCTGAAGAAGGCCCAGTGGTATTTGGATGATGAGATCCGCCGGTTGCAGGGCCAGCGATGAAACCCATCTTCCTCCTCGGCGAAGCCCAAGGCGAGAATGAGGCCAAGATCGGCAAGGGCTTCGTTGGCCCGACAGGAGCCGAGTTGCTTCGGATGCTCAATGATGCGGAGGTGATTTCATTCACCACTGAGGACCGAACCCATCTTTCCAAATGGTATCGAACAAAGGACCCCTACGCCCTCGCAGCCATATGGGACCTTCACCCTGAGATCTACCGCACCAACGTCTTCCAACATCATCCCCCAGGCAACGACCTCCTCCACTTCTGCGGCGGCAAGACCGAAGGCATCGCTGGGTACCCCATCCTCACCAAATCCAAATATGTCCGAAAGGAGTTCCAACATGAGCTTGACCGCCTCGGCGATGAAATCCTTGAGCATAATCCTAATATCATTGTTGCTTTGGGCAATACCGCTCTTTGGGCTATGGCTGGTCGTACCGGAATTACAAAGCTTCGTGGAACTACTTGCGTTAGTACTCACTGCGTTAGCGGTTATAAGCTTCTTCTCACTTACCATCCTTCTGCGGTCACCCGACAATGGGAACTCCG